TGATGCATTTGAGGTTCCTGAGTTACCATTATCGTTAGTTGCATAAACTGTATAAGTTTGTGAAGTATTTGCTTCTTGAGTAACATTAACACTTGTTGTTCCTGAACCTACTGTAGCGCCTTTTCCATCAGAAGATGCCCAAGTATATCCAGTAATTGCTTTACCACCATTTGCAGGGGCAGTCCAAGAAACATTATCATTCAATGCTGAAGTTGTTACGCTTGGTGCAGAGGGTGTTGCTGGTACTGTAGTTGCTGTAATAGAGTTAGAGGCAGATGAATCAAGTGATGAACCTGATAGGTTATTTCCTTTAACAGTAAATGTATAGGATGTATTAGATTGTAATCCTTCAACGGTTATTGGAGATGATGATCCAGTTGCTGTGAAGCCACCTGGTGATGATGTAACTGTAAAAGATGTTGCAGGTGCTCCTGCTCCTTCGGTAAAGGTTACAGTGGCAGCACCATTGTTGAATGCACGAGATGTTCCCACATCAGTTGCTGTTCCAATTGTTGGGATGCCAGGAGCACCCTTCGCAGAGGAACTAATGGTACCCAGAATATCTGTTGCCATTAACCTACCCTTTCTATTCTTTAGTTAAATTAACTAATATCTCCTACAACGTACCAAACATCTGAACCTTCATATACGCATGTTGCTGATGAGTAACGTGCTCTTAGTTTAGGAGCAGTTGCAGTAGCACCAGTGGAGTTAATTGTTACTCCAGAGCCTTGTGCAAAAGTAACTTGGCCTGTACCTTTTTGAAGAACAGTTATCTGTGATCCAATTGCGTAAGCAACGTCACCTGATGGTGGAATAGTAACTGTAATTGCTGAAGAATTAGAGGCTGTTACAACTTTTCCAGCATCACCCAAAACAAGTGTGTATGTTGTTCCAGTTTGAGCATTAAGTCCTAAATTAATTTTAGGTGCTGTTAAAGTTTTGTTTGTAAGAGTTTGTGCTGTTGAAAGATCTGCAGTAATACTAGTATTAATACTAAATGCTGTATCAGTTAATGTTAATCCATTACCCGCAGTAAATGTTCCAGCACCTGAGAATTGGCTAAACTCAATTGGATCTGTACCTATTGTTCCAACAGTGTTTATCTGTACGAAGCCTTTGTTATCATTTGCTGTTCCTCCAGTTACGAATACGAAGTCTCCTCCGTCAATTTCAGCAGGGGAGTCAAAGTCTGCTGCTCTAGATGGTGCTCCTGATGCTGCTACTACGTAAATACCGTTTTGAGATGCAGTTGATTGATTCTTAACAAGAATTCTGTTACCAGTTGCAAGAGTTACTCCGTCAAGAGTGTCTCCGTTTTCAACATCTGTAGCAAGAGTAATGTTAGCAGTTGTTGCAGCGACTACTGAAGCATGGATGTGAAGTCCTTCTCCAAGAGCATCTACATAGGCTTTTGTTGCTGCATCTGCTGCATCGGTTGGTGTTCCAAGACCAGTAATCTTGTTTGTACCCATTGCAATAGCACCAGTCATGGTTCCACCAGCAAGGGCTAACTTAGCATCTAGTTGTGCTTGAATGTCTGAAGTTACAGCACTAAGGTATCCAATTTCTGTATCTGATACACCAGAAATTTTATCTTGCTTATTTCCTAAATCTGTTGTTAATCCAGAAATCTTAGATTGTGCAATTGCTGCTGATGCATTAACATCTGCATCTAGGATAGTTCCATCTAAAATCATTGTGCTAGTTACAGTACCTGTGTCACCAGTTGTAATAACAGAACCACTTATGTCAGGAAATGTAATTGTCCTGTCAGCAGTTGGATCAGTAAAAGTTACTGTAGTTTCAAAATCATTTGGTGTAGAACCTTCAAGAACAATGCTTCCATCTGTAATGATTAAGTTGCTTACATGTGGGCTTGTTAATGTTTTATTTGTAAGGGTCTGTGTAGCAGTATCAACAACAAGTGTTCCTGCTGCATCAGGGAATGAAATAGTTATGTCAGAGGTTGGATCTCCTGCAGCAAGAGTTAGTTCATGATCGTTTGCTGTAGTACCTTCAAAAACAACTGATGTAGTAAGTACTCCAACAGCAGTGATATCTGAAAGGTTTCCAGTTGTGATTACTGTACCGCTAACGTCTGGAAGAGTAATGGTACGATCTGCAGTTGGGTCTTGTGCTTGAACAGTAGTTTCAAATTCATTTGGTGTTGCACCCTCAAGTATAATTTGACCAGAGAATATTCCAGTATTAGTAATATCAGACATATTTCCAGTTGTAATTACTGTACCACTAGCGTCTGGGAAAGTGATTACACGATCTTGGGTTGGATCCCCTGCAGAAAGTGTTAACTCAAAATCATTTGGAGTTGTTCCTTCCATTGTAATAGTTGAACTAAATACTCCAATATTTGTAATGTCTGAAAGGTTTCCAGTTGTAATTACTGTACCAGTTACGTCAGGAATTGTAATGGTTCTATCAGCAGTTGGATCAGTAAATTGAACAGTAGTTTCAAAATCGTTTGCAGTTGTACCCTCTACAACAATTGAGCCATCTGAAATTTTAAGTCCTGCAACTGTTGGATCTTGTAAAGTTTTATTTGAAAGTGTTTCATATGTATCACGAAGAACAAGTTGTCCGCTTGCATTTGGAATTGTAATTGTGCGATCTTCGGTTGGGTCTTCTACTGATAAAGTAGTTTCATAAGAGTCAGCGGTAGCGCCTTCAAAAGTAATACTTGTACCAAAAGCAGGATTTGCAGTTGAATTGCCATCAATAAAATAATCTAAATCTGCCCAGTGGTTTGTTCCATCACCAATTTTAAATTTATTGGTATCTGATTCCCATCCCATCTCACCAGCATTTAATACTGGATTTGCAGATGTCCATTGTGAAGCGGTTCCCCTACGCTGTTGCATTCTGGTTGCCATTTATACTCCTTTGGTATGTATATATTATAACAGATAATTAATTAAAATTATCAATAGCCGTTCCACCATCATATGTTGCTTCAAATGATGATGTATTATATAGTCCACCACTAACAAGAACACCTGGTTCGTTGTATGCTCCACCACTAATAAAAGTACTTACGATTAATCCATTACCATCAATTGCTGTATCATGAATGTGGTCTTGTAATTCTGCTGCATCCTCAAGTGTTGCAATTGCAACCCATTCAGAACTATAATAAACATGTACACGTTCTGTTAATGTATCAAACCACAAATCTCCATTTTCTGGAGATGCTGGTGGCGTAGCACCAACTGGAAGTTGTGGAGATCCTACTGCAGTATCTACATATAACTTTGTTGCTGCATGTGAATTTTGAGTAGGAGTGGCAACTGTGACTGTTGATCCAAAGATTCCGCCTTCGGCTACGTTAATGCCGTGCTTTACTCTGAAGTCTTTATTTACTGTTGCCACTTCCAACCTCTATTCTTTAATTATGCCTCAATATAGATTTTGTGTACTTTAACAGCAGTATCTGCAGTTGTACCAGTAACCTGTAGAAGAACATTTCCTCCGCTGTATACAGCATTGGTTGTTCCAAGAACAGCGTTGCTAATTACATCTGCATACTCTGTTAAGTAAACATTGTTTGATCCGTCAACTGTAACAAGAACTTCAATTACTTCAATATCTGATCCCTTTTTCATTTGGACGATATATTTAGCGCTTGAGTATGTTGATACTGACCATGAGTCAATTGTTGTTGCTGAATCAGAAGCGGTAGCAAGAGCAGAACCCATAAGAGCATCTGCAAGTGTTACGGATCCAACAGTTACTCCACCAAATGTTGGTGTTGCTGATGTATTAATGCTCTGTGGTAGAGACAATGTAACTGATCCAGTTGAAACATCTGCAGTTACCTGGTTTGATGTTCCAGTGATAGATAGTACACCAGAGTTAGAGATTGCACCAGTTGTATCATTGTATGATAAACCAGTTCCAACTGCATTACCTACTGCATCCTGTGCTCTTTCATCTGTAAACCAAAGATTGGTTGGTGATGCATCTTCCGCAATATCATCAGTTACAAGTGTACGAGTTCCACCAAGTGAGGTAGATGTTCCGTTAATTGTAATTGCTGAATTTGACAGCGATCCATTTGCAATATTTGAAAGTGTATTAGTTCCGCCATCAATTGTTTTATTTATTAATGTTTGAGCGGTAGAAAGATCTGCAGTAATTGTTGTATTGATACTAAATGAATTACCAGTTAGTGTTAAACCATTACCTGCTAGATATGTACCAGCACCAGAGAACTGAGTAAATACAATTGCATCTGTTCCAATTATTGCTGGCTTGTTTGTTTGTACCCATCCAGTGCTAGCGTTTGCTGTTCCTGCATATACGAATATGAAGTCACCAGAGTCAACTTCAGTAGCAGTATCAAAATCAGTTGCACGAGTTGGCTGACCTGAATCCTGAACCACATAAATACCGTTTTCAGATGTTGTTGTCTGGTTTTTAACAAGAACACGGTCTCCTGTTGCAAGTGTTACTCCATCAAGAATGTCTCCATTTTCAAGAGCATTTGCAAGGTTAACGTTTGCTGTTGTTGCTGCACGAGCAGCCTCATGAATATGTAGACCTTCTGTTACTGAGTCTACGTAAGCCTTTGTAGCAGCATCTGTTGAATCTGTTGGTGTTCCAAGACTTGTAATCTTGTATGTTGCCATACTAACATTACCAGTTGGTGCTCCAACAGCATTTAATGCAAATTCTGCAGGGTCTACAGAAATTGCTCCTGTTGTATCGTCATAGTCAAGACCATTACCTACAGAGTTACCAATAGCATCTTGTGCTCTTTCATCTGTAAAGTACTTGTTTGTTGAACCTTCTGCAATATCATCAGATCCAAGAGTACGTGAACCGCCAAGGGATGTTGATGTACCATTAATAGTAATTGCAGAGTTTGAAAGTTTTTCATTTGCAATTGATCCTGCAAGCATTGTATTTGTTACAGAACCTGTATCGCCACTTGTTACAACAGTACCAGTTACGCTAGGAATTGTAATTGTATGATCTGCTGTTGGGTCTGTAAATTGTACAGTAGTTTCAAATTCGTTTGCTGTTGAACCTTCTACAACAAAAGATCCATCAGAAAGTGTTAATCCTGATACTACTGGACCTGTAAGTGTTTTGTTTGTAAGTGTCTGAACTCCAGATTCAGTTACATATCCTGAAAGTGATGGAATATCAGATGTTAGCGCTACTGTACCAGTGCTTGTTGGCAATGTTAAGGTAGCAGCACCATTAGTAATAGATGATATTACTGGTGTTGTAAGAGTCTTGTTTGTAAGTGTTTCAGCACCAGCAATTGTTGCAAAGTCTGCATCAGTAAGTGCTGAGTTAAACTCAGAAATTGTACCTGTTACTGTGTTTGAACCAAGTGCAATTGATTTGTTAGAAAATGTATTTGTTGATGATGCTGAAACTGTAATATCAGTTGTAAGTGCTACTGTTCCTGATGCATCTGGAAGTGTAATTGTTCTATCTGCTGTTGGATCAGTTACTTGAAGTGTTGTCTCAAAATCATTTGCGGTTGCACCTTCAAACGTAATTGCTGTATCAAAAACACCAACTGCTTGTGGTGCTTTCCAAGCAATACCATTTGTTGCATTTGAATCTGCAGTAAGAATATAGTTATCTGTTCCTGCTGCAAGACGAGTTACGGTATCTGCTGCTGAAGCAACTAGTAAATCACCTTTTTGGTCTACTAATGCTTCTGTTAATATGTCGTGACCATTTACAGTTGCGGTTGATCCTTCAACTACTAGTCCCGCTTTTACTCTAAAGTCTTTTGTTACGGTTGCCATCTTTTATCTCCTTGGTTAGGCCTTTAATCCCATACGCATGTAGCGTAAGGTTATAGGTGTAATTCCCCCTACTGGAACAACAGTTAATGAAACCGTATTTCCAGCCCTTGAAACAGAGATGGTGCCAATATTCCCATCATTTTCAATTGTTGCATACTCACTGACAGATACTCCTGATCCATCAACTAGTATATTCATTTCTGTAGAGTAGTACTTATTTGCACCACCTGCTACATATTTTATGGAAATCATATATTTCATTGATCGCCATTCATCTGCGGAAAAATTATCAAAAATTGTTGAGTTTTCAATTCCATTAATTGTTAACTCATTGTTGCCATCTGAACCAAGATCTGTAGATCTAGCAGAAGTACTGTCAATTAAATCTATATAGTCTTCTTGTGTTGGACGGTCGCCAGTTTCAAATTTCGTTTTTACATTTGGGATTGATACTTTTGCCATGAAGTTATTATATCATTATTTTAAAGAATATAATTATTTATTCCAATTATTTGAAGACCAATTCCAGGAATGTTTGCATATGTTGAACCAATTCCAATAGTAGTAAATTTAACCCTAAATGGCAAAACCTCATTAATCTTTACGCCTCTTGCATTATAGATTATTTTAGATATTGGATAACCAACAGACTTTATTTTTTTTGCTTTATGGTTATCTGTATTAATTATAACAGCAGATGCCATTATGACTCACTATTTGTTACGTCTTCAATAACCTTCATTGTGCCTCTGGCTACCGTCCAAACACGACTTTCATCACTTAATTCAATATCAAAAATGTCGCCAGTCTCTAACAATACAGACTCATTTGCAGTAAGAAAAACCGTGAACTCTCCAGCATCATCTATTTCTGTTGGAACTGGTTCAAGTTCAACAATTAATTCTGCGTCATCTGTAAAATCACCTGGCTTTGTATTTGGACGTTTAATTTCCATTGCAATTGTCCAGTCTTCAATTACTAATGGATCTTTATTATCATCTGTTACATAAACACGAAACGAAGCGGTATCTCCACGAACAATTGTCCATAAGACATTTGGTGGTGTTAAACCAACAGAATAAGAATTGGTGCCCTGACCTCTAAGAGTAGCCATAATTAAATCATTATACCACTAACTAATAATATTATTAATATTTTTTAGGGATATTTGACTTAAAGAATCAAACAATGATATAATTAATACACTACCGAAAGGTAGTTTTTGTTTCTAAGGAGGTAACACGAATGAGAAACATTGAAAAGAAGGTTTGGTTAGGATTACTATCTATTGTTGGTTTGGTTGCGCCTTTTAGCAATTCTGCCAATGCTTTAGACAATAATTTATTGACTAAACAGCCCGTAGAAGTCGTTCCAGCCCCCAAAGGGGCTTTTCTGGTTTCTAAGGAGAAAATACTAGAAAAATATGAAAATGCTCACAAACTAAGTGATGGACAGTTAGTTGAATTGTTAAAGGCTGTAGGCTTTAAGGGAAATTCATTAAGATCGGCATGTGCGATTGCTAAGGCTGAATCTAATGGACGACCTTTTGCTTTTAATGGTAATTCAGAAACTGGTGATAGTTCTTATGGAGTATTTCAAATAAATATGTTGGGAAAACTAGGTCCTGATCGTAGAGAAAAGTTTGACTTAAGTTCAAATGTTGAACTATTTAACCCAGTAATTAATGCACAAATAACACACTATATGACTAAGGGTGGGAAAGACTGGTCAGCATGGAGTTCTGTAAATGGAACACGGTACCAAGAATGGTACAACAAATATCCTTGTAAAGTCTAAAAATTATAAATAATACCCCCTTTAAGATAATTCTTTAGGGGGTATTTTTTTTATTTTAATTTTATATTAACAACTCTAGATATGTTGTTTTTAAATCTTTCAGAAGAGTAACCAAATGAAGGTGAGTAAAATGTTGGGAAAAATGGTGGAGCAAAGTCTGGTGAGTAAAATGTTGGGAAAAATGGTGGGAAGAATGGGAAAAATGGTGGGAAGAATGGGAAAAATGGTGGGAAGAATGGTGGGAAGAATGGACCAAATGAAGGTGGGGTAGTGGTTATTGGATCAGATGGATCTGAGACTAAAGAATTACCAATTGCATTTGTTGCATAAACAGTATATGTTTGTGAAGTTCCGCCTTCCTGAACAACCTCTACGCTAGTTGTTGATCCATTAACTGTACCACCTTTACCATCTGATGATGCCCAAGTGTAACTAGTAATTGTAGATCCACCATCTGCAGGAGCAGTCCAACTTACAGTGTCTTTGTCTACGGCTGTTGTTACAGTTGGTTTATTTGGTTTTGCTGGTACAGTACTATCTGCAATATTTATTCCAGCACTTGCAGAACTAGCCAAACCAGTGCCGTTAGCATTTATTGCAGAAATAGTAAAAGTATAAACTTGTCCTCCAGCAAAAGAACCTGTTGCTGTTATTGGACTAGTTGTTCCACTTCCAGTAGTTAATGAAATAGATGGAGATGATGCTATTATATAACTAGTGATTGCAGTTCCACCACTATTTGGTGAGGTAAAACTTAAACTTATTTCAGTATTGCTAACTTTAGTTGCCACACCAATAATAGGAGTTCCTGGAACAGTGGTTGCTGTAATTGAATTTGAAGCCACACTTGGTAAATAAGAACTTCCTAATGCGCTATTTCCTTTTGATGTAAAAGTATATGATACCCCAGATTGCAATCCCGTAACTGTTATTGGAGAAGATCCAGTGGCGGTAAATGATCCTGGACTTGATGTTACTGTATAATTTGTTGCTGGGCCACCTGTTTCGGGAGCAACCAAAGAAATAGTTGCTGCTCCATTATTAAATGGACGAGATGTTCCAACATTTGTTGCTGTTGGTGTTGCAGGATCTGGTATATCATCAATTGGTGTCGTATACTGCAATTTATTTAAAGATGCTTTTGAAATTGTCATTTTTAAGAAAGTTCAGATCCGTATGCTGAAAAAGATATATTACCAGTTGACGGATACACTAGAATTTTATCTGAAGCAGCAAGAGTTACTCCCATTGTCAAAATAATACTATCATTTGCACCAACTGTTGTTCCATAAACCAAATAATGTTTGTCTGTGGTAGTAGCGTCTGCTGATGGTCTTACTGCAATTCTAAAGGTGGCAGATGTTGCAGCACGATTACAAATTGCAATACTTGAAACTATTGATTGTGTTGCAGATGGGACAGTATAGAGAACTGCTTCTGTTGTTGCAGAAGGATTTGATTGTCCCAATATTTTATATGTATTTGCCATTTTTACCCCTAATCACATTCCGCCTAGCATAAGAGATACTGGTGTTGAATCAGTTACCACTGACGCCCAAGAAGTCATTGTACCATCTGTTTGTAAAAACTTTGTTTCATTTCCAGTTTGATTTGGTATAAAAGTAATCCAGTTAGAACCATTATAAAATTGTAATTCGTTTATAGTATTACCAAGTGAATTTTGTCTCAAAAAACATATCGTTCCTGCAGTTGGACTTGTTATAGAAGCATCTCTTGCTGTTGGATTTAAATAATTATTAATACCCTTTTTTGCAATAAAAGCCTCAAGAGTAGTAAAGTTAGAAAGATGTGTATGAAGGCCAGTCCATTCAAAAGTTCCAGAAATATCTGTCTTTCCAGAAACTTGATACCAAGTATCATCTGTTAAACTATATACATATGCTGCCTTACCGTCTGAATCAAATGATGTTGGCATTAAATCACCTGATCAAAAGTGCTGGTATCACCATTATATACATACATTTCAATTGGACTTGATCCTTTTTTAATCCATATAAGACCATTTGCTAAATTTGTTGATGGAGCGGTTGCTGTATAAACAGATGTTGCAGCATAATATCCAACTCCTGCTGATGAATCTTTATCTAACCAAATATATCCATCTGGTATTGTTTCAGAAAATGCTGTAAATGCTGCTGCAGTTGGCGCTGTTACACTTGCTCTAGAAATATCTCTTGCTGACTCTTCAAGAGTTGCATTATCATCTATCTGTTCCTGTAAATTATTTATAGTGTATGCAATTGATGGATTTAGTAATTGTCCTGAATCTGTTTCGGCGGTATCAAAATCATAAGATCCATAATGATATGCCTTTAAGGCATCCTGAATATTTGCATCATCAACTAATGCTGGAATTTTAGTTGGTACTAATACCCCTATATTTTGTACAGCCATTTAATCACCTCTATAAAGATTATACCATTTTTATATTAAACTATAGATATAAATAAGTGTACATTTTTGTTTCCAGTTAATGCAGACCAACTACCTCCACTATATTGAACTGCGTCAAAATTTATTACTAAGTTTGTTCCAGCACCCGCTAAAGCAGGAATCTCCATTGATGCTGCAATAGGGCTTGTCCCCTCAATCTTAAACTGAATATTAAAGTTTGAGGCGGTAAGAGGAGATCCAGTAACATTTACTATATCTAAAATTGGAATAGTTATGGAACCTGCTCCAGAAACAAACTCAATTATTTCTATGGCAGAATAAATTGCTGGATTGATTTTTAAAACTTGTACCCAGGCGTTTCCTCCTGGCTGAGAAGTATACTGATACATATATGAATAATTTTCTCCTGGTGCTATATTAATATACATATCATTTAAAATTAAAGTTTGTCCTAAAATTACCCCATTATTTGTTTGTGAATTTGGCTCTCCAGAACCGACAATAATTTTACTACCACGAGTTCCCTGTGGACCAATATCAACTAATACATCAATGGTTTCTGGTGGACCTAAGACAACAATATTTTCGGTATTTAATAATACATCAACCATTATGAATCGTCTGCCCCAGTAATATCATCTGTTACGGTTATGGTTCCAGTTAGCAATGTAAATACCAATGTTGCACCAGAATCTATTTGAACATCGTATACATATGTTCCAGCAACAAGTCCTTCCCCTGCTCCTGGTAAAATTGTACAAGTAACTGTGTCTGCACTACCATCAACTATTGCCTGCATTTCATATTGAGTTTGATTTTCTCCTCTTGCATTGGCAATAAAAAATTGTGCGTTATAACCAGTTAAATCAAATGCTGAACCGTTTGCTGTTTTTGGTCGTATTACAAATTCAGCAGTGTCGCCACGGTAATAGTTAAAATTATAAGTTCCTGGAAATGCCATTTTTCCTCCTATAACATTATACCACTATGATACTGATATATAGATACCATTTAAAATAAAAGAACTTTCATTGTCTGTTCTAATTTGAGGAATTCCTCCGTGATTTTTAATTTTATCATTATCTATAAAAATGGTTTGGCAATATGAAAGGTCATACTGATATTGATATTTTAGTAACCCAGCATATCCTACTGGAGATAAAGACTCATTTTTTAAAAGAGTTCTTATCCAAACCTCAGTATTGTT